AGCCGATGGAACGATTGGAGATTCCATTGGCTCTTTTTCTAGTAAGACACAGGAGCTTTTTAAGTCCTGGCAGAATGGTGGGGCAACGCAGAAGGAAGTCATTGATTCTATTGTTGCGGATATTGCAAACTGTGAAAATCAGCAAGAGGCACTTAACCTTGCGGCACTAGCCTTTGGTACGATGGCGGAAGACGGAAACTTAAAGTTTATTACTTCTCTTACATCGGTTGGTTCTACCTATGACAGTGTGACAGGTTCTGCCCAGGGGATGTTTGATGCAACGACAACTCCGATGCAGCAGCTTGAAGCCAATACAAGAAAGCTTAAGCAGTCACTGATTCCACTTGGAGAAAAGATAGCGGAACTGGCTAATACTTTGATTCCACCGCTTACGGCTGTGCTATCAAAGATTGGTGAGTGGTTCGGTAAACTTCCGGAACCTATCCAGAACTTTACCATTATCCTTGGTGCCTTGATGGCTATCTTCATAGCACTTGTTCCGGTGATTGCGGCACTAGCCGTCTCGATAGGAGCCTTGGAGGTTACACTATGGCCAATCATTGCTGTCATAGCTGCAGTAGCCGCCGCCATTGCTATTGTCATTGCAATCGTTAAGAACTGGGGTGCAATAACAGAGTGGTTCAGTAATCTATGGACTACCATCTGTAATGGAATTGGAACAGCAATTGAGGGATTAAAGACCTGGTTCATGGGACTGTGGACGCACATTCAGACCGTATGGAATGGTATCTGTAATGCGATTCAAACAGCATTCATGTTAATCGGTTCTATCATCCAGGCTGCAATCCAGATTATCACATTGCCATTCCAGTTCATATGGGAAAACTGCAAGGGTATCGTCATGACGGTGTGGGATGCAATCAAGTCCTTTATTAGTACTGCGGTAAATGCAGTCAAGAATGTGATTACTACAGTGATGACGGCAATTCAGACAGTAATTTCTACTATTTGGAATGCAATCAGTACGAAAGTATCTACGGTGATCAATGCAATAAAGACAGTAGTGACTACAGTTTTTAATGCAATAAAGACGGTTGCAACTACAGTATGGAATGGAATCAAAACAGCTATTTCTACGGTTGTCGATGGTGTAAAGACGAAGGTTTCAACTGTGTTTAATGGAATAAAAACTACAGTTTCTTCTGTGTTTAACGGTATCAAAAGTACCGCATCAACAGTATGGAACGGTATCAAGAATGCAATCCTTACACCGATTGAGGCGGCAAGGGATAAAATCAAAGGCATCGTTGATAAGATTAAAGGGTTCTTTAATAACATGAAAATCAGCCTGCCGAAGATTAAACTTCCGCATTTCAAGATTTCCGGTAAGCTGTCCATTGCACCACCTAGTGTTCCTAAACTATCCATTGACTGGTATAAGGATGGTGGTATCATGACCAGACCTACTGTGTTTGGCATGAATGGAACAAGTCTTATGGCAGGTGGCGAGGCAGGAGCAGAAGCAATTCTTCCACTTAAGGGATTTTATAATCAGCTTGAAAGTATTCTTACAAACAGGCTTGATATGAGTGGAATGGAGAAATATTTGGCTGTCATTGCTGCAAACAGTAGCAAGGGAATCTATCTTGAGGATGGAACATTAGTGGGACATCTTCTCCCGGCTATTGATGGTCAGCTTGGTCAGGCACAGAAATTAAGCAGGAGGTTAAGTCTATGAGACCAGATATAAAAATAAATGGAACATCGATGGCAGGTCTTGGATGGCTTAGAGAGAATGTGAGTTTTCCAACTCCTGTGGCACAGAGCAATACCATCGTTGTTCCTGGCAGAAATACACCAATCAGATACACTGAGGCTCTTGGGAGAGTATCCTTTGAGCCTCGTAGTTTTCAGATGATTTTTACGATGCATGGTAGCAGAGATAAATATAACGTGATGGTTAGTGAGGCATCAAATATGTTTAACGGTGTGCTGTCAGAAGTTATCACAAGTGAAGAACCTACTTTGTATATGGTAGGAACTCTGAAAATTGTTCCATCCTATGACCCTATGACAAAGAAAGGGACGGTGGAGATTTCCTGTGAAGATGGGGATTCGTACAGATACTATGTGGAAGAAACAGTAGTGTCTTATACCGGAGGTGGAAAGGTCACACTTGAAAATGACTATATGCCTGTTGTTCCAACGGTGACAGTAACTGCAGAAACCACATTGTCATGGAAGGTCGGTTCTGATCTTTTCAATAAAACAGTAAGCAAAGGAACATGGACTTTTCCGGAGATGGAACTTGGCAGAGGTGAGAATACACTTACGATTTCCGGTACTGGTACAACCACTTTCAGATATAGGGAGGGATGCTTATGAGTCTTTTCCGTGTATTTGTAGATGGGGACTTGTTCTATCATCCGGGATTATCAAAACTTGCAATTACCCAGGCACAAGTGAAAGAAGATGCAGAAAACATCGATAGCCTAACTTTGTCAGCACCATTCAATCATCCATATCTTGAAAAAGTAAAACCAATGGCATCGACAATTGTCTGTAAGAAAGATGATCAGGTGGTGTTTGAAGGGAGAGCCTTGGATGACGGAAGTGACTTCTATAATACCCATACATGGACTTGTGAATCAGCACTTGCTTATCTGAAAGACAGCTTGCAGCCACCTTATGATTACCAGGGTACAATCAAGGGACTCTTGGAACTCTTTGTAGAAAACCATAATGCAAAGGTGGAAGAAAAGAAACGATTCACAGTTGGGAATGTAACAGTTATGGATAGCAACGATTATATCCATTATTCCAATTCAGAGCATTCAGTGACATTAGAGGCAATTAAGGAAAAACTCATCAAAACATACGGCGGTTTTCTTTGTATTCGATATACAGACAACGGAAAAGTCCTTGATTACTTATCAGATTTTAAGACCTATTCGGTACAGACTGTGGAGTTCGGAAAGAACTTACTAGATGTAAAGATTACGAAGGATCATACAGAACGGGTGACAGCACTCATTCCATATGGAGCAAAAATCAAGACCACAGATGAAGAAGGAAATGAAGTAGAAACTGATGAGAGAGTTTCTATTGTATCTGTAAATGACGGTGTTCCTTATGTTTACGATGAAGATGCAGTAAAAGAAATCGGTTGGATATGGACATCAGAAGTTTGGGACGATGTGAATCTGCCGGGAGTTCTTTTAAATAAAGCCAAGGTCAGAATATCGGAACTTGTCAAAGGCATCATCAGTATGGAACTTACCATCGTAGATGAATCAGATACTGGTGCTGATATTGGAGATATTCGTGCAAGACAGTATGTGGACTGCAAGTCTCCGCCACATGGTATTGATGGCAGATATCTTTGTATTTCAAAGACAACGGATTATCTGAACCCTGCAAGTAATACCATCACTATCGGTGCAAGCGGTGTGAAACTGACAAGTATATCTGTGAAGCAGAATCAGAATATAAGTGCCTTGGAAGAAAATATCCTAGGACAATCGACAAAAATCGACAAAGTGACAGGAATGGTGGAAGATATCAATTCTTCGAAGATGTACCGAACAGAACTTGTCTGTGATGGTGTGAGCATCTTTAAGAACAAAGGACAGCAGAGTGTCCTTAAGTGCAAGGTATATTCCTGGGATAAGGATATTACAGATACCATTGCATCAGAGTGCTTTGTATGGCATCGAAAATCAGATAATGAAGAAAGTGATGCCGATTGGGATAATAGCCACATCGGTATGAAACAGATAAATATTACTACGGAGGATGTGCTTGATAACGCATCCTTTTATTGTGTAGTGAACATGAAGGAGGAATAACAAATGGCAACAGTTTTGACATCTAGCCAGCAGACCTTCGTTGACATTACAGATCAGCGAAAACTGTCTGCATATATCACATCAAATCTTCCAAAGACACAGAGTGAAAATCCGAATGTTCTGCCACATACTTACTCACCAAGTTGGGCAAGTACAAACCTTGTGCTTACTCCGGTCATCTTCCTTGACCAGACGAATGTGGTCTTGAACGCAACGGGACTTTCAATCACATGGAAGAGAAAAGATGGTACGGGAGCAGAGTCTGCTCTTACAACAGGAGAAACAGCAAAGAACGGTATTCTTACTGTAAGCCAGGATAAACTTGCTGCGTCTACTTCTGGAATGATTACTTATATCTGCTACATCAGTTACTACGATTCTGAAACGAAGAATACAGTAAATATCTCTTCTGATATTACTTATACTTTGGTAAAGAATGCGGAGAATGCGAGACTCGCATATATCAATGCAGATACTTATGTTTTCAAATACAACACAAGTTCTACTTTGGTGGGTGCAAGCCAGTCAACCTTATCGGCACTGGTGCAGGGCGTATCTATCAGCAAATGGCAGTATAAGAACAGTTCTGGTTCATGGGTAGATTATCCGACAACCTCTGATAATAGCAATATTACAAGTGGAACGTTAGTGGTAAAACCGACTCATAGTGTATTCGTAAATAATGTTGCTCAAATCAAACTTGTAACCAATGACAGTGATGTCTACGACACTATCACAATTACGAAAATGTATGATGGTGCAAAAGGTGACCCTGGTGCAACAGGTGGAGCGGGTTCTGGTGGTCTTTCCATTATTTTAGGAAATGAAGCACAGACGATTGCTTGTACCAACGGAGGTGTTGTAGCAACAGCACTTGATGTGACGATTCCATTCACAGGATATGTGGGTATCACGCAGACTGCTTGTACCTGTTCTGTTGGAACACTTCCATCCGGTGTTACCTTAAAAACAAATACGGCGGCTACGGTAAGTGCTGCAGGTTCTGTAGTTCTTACCTTTGCAGCAAATGGAACACTTGGTGGGGCATCTGTGATGAATGGAACGATTGACCTTACCTTTACTATTTCAGGGAAGACAGTAGTTAAGAAGTTTGGATGGACAAAATCAAATAAGGGAAGTAACGGAGACAACGGCAAAAATGCGGTTGTTTTTTCTGTATATGCACCAAATGGTACGGTTGTTATCAATCAGTCCGGTAGCCTTCAGCTTGCAACAGCAGCTTATAGTGGTGCGACTTCAATCACAGGTACTTATCAGTGGGCGAAGTATACAAATGGAACATGGACAAATATCAGTGGTGCGACAGCTTCAACACTCACTGTATCTGGAGCTGATATCGTAAATATCCAGTCTTACAAATGTACGATGCGATATGACGGTGAGTATTACATTGATGTAATTACTGTGGAAGATAAATCGGATCCGTATGTATCAGAGATGCTTTCCATTGGTGGATTTACTGTAAAGAACAATATGGGCGGTGTAGTTCCGTATGTAATTGTTCGTACTAATCAGAAGGAAGTAGACCCTCTGCTTGGTCCTATCAGTGAAACAGCACCATCAAGTCCAACTAGCGGAGATTACTGGTATAAGATTGACCATACCAATCAAACGGTAACTCTTATGGATTACGCGGGTTCTTCATGGGCAGAATGTCCGGAAACACAAAGTCTTACTTACACCTGGTACAAGCAGGACAAGGATGGCAAGGAGACTACTTTTGGAAAGACAGGAAAGGTTATTTATCTGTCAGCAGCAGAAATTGACAGTTTGGTTACATTGCAGTGTGATGTATCCAACTAAGGGGGTGAGCATATGGCTTTGCTTACTTCTTGCCAGTCTACCTTTGAGAACTTTATCGGGTATGAAGAGGAACTGGAATCAGTAAAAGAAACGGTAACGGAATGTTACTCCGAAATATCAAAATCGGCTGGAGAAATCGTACTTCTTGTAAGTGAAACATATGCAGAAAAATCTGATCTTGAAACTATTAAGCAGGATTTTGAAACAAGCATTACGCAAAGCAGTACAGAAATCAGAATGGATTTTACTGCAGTTACTGATGAAATCAAGGGTACAGTTGCTACTAACCAGGAACTTCTTGAAGAGTACATTCGTTTCAAAGGTGCTCTTATTGAACTGGGTAAAGTAGGGAATGCATTCACAGCCGAACTTTCAAATGAACAGCTTGCTTTTATGGAGAATGGGCAGAAGATTGCCTACATCTCTAATCAGCAGCTTGTTATTACAAATGCAGAAATTAGAAATAAACTGTCCCTTGGAAATGAATCCAGGGGATGGTTTGATTTTATACCAAGACAAACAGGGAATCTTTCTATCAAGTGGAGAGATCCGTCATAAGGAGGTGGCTAAATGGCTACAAGTGGAAGTATTACAACGAACTCCTGTGAAGGGCGTTCATTAACATTATCGTGGTCACTTTCTAGCCAGAGCGTGGCAGATAACTATTCAAATATTTCATGGAAACTGAAAGGATCGGGTTCGGGTTCCGGTTGGGTAAACGCAGGTAACTTTAAGGCTGTGATAAACGGTACAACGGTTTACTCCAGTTCAACAAGAATTCAGTTATATAACGGAACTACAGTTGCATCGGGTACAGCTAAAATCAGTCATAACTCTGATGGTACAAAGTCGTTCAAGTTAAGCTGTGAGGCAGGTATCTATTATGTGGCTGTAAACTGTACGGCAAGTGGTACGCATACACTTACCACTATTCCAAGAGCATCGAGTGTGTCAGCAACAGCTGTCAATTTAGGAAGTGCAACAACGGTTTCCATCTCAAGAGCATCATCTTCCTTTACACATACATTGACTTACTCGTTTGGTAGTGCAACAGGTACGATTGCAACAAAGACATCATCGACATCGGTTTCTTGGACTCCGCCGTTATCCTTGGCAAATCAGATACCAAGTGCCACTTCGGGTACTTGCACCATTACTTGCACTACCTATAACGGAAGTACAAGTATCGGTAGCAAGACTTGTACAGTAAAACTTTCTGTACCATCTTCGGTAGTTCCTACAATTTCTAGTTTATCTGCGACTAGGGTAGATGGAACAGTACCAAGTGCCTGGGGCATATATGTACAATCGAAATCGAAAGCAACGCTAACGATAAATGGGGCGGCAGGAAGTTATGGATCAACGATAAGTTCCTATTCGATTTCCGGTGGTGGATATTCGGGAACATCATCAACTCTTACCACAGGCTTTTTAAACAGTAGCGGTACGATAACTTTCACGGCAAAGGTTACAGACTCGCGTGGTAGAACATCGGCTGCAGCAACAGTATCCATATCAGTAGTCGCTTATTCTGCTCCGGCTTTCAGCAGTTATACTTCGCAGAGATGCTTGAGTTCCGGAACAGTTAACGAAGAAGGAACCTATGTAAAAGGAACGGTGTCTTATTCGTATGCATCGTGCAGCAGCAAAAATACTGTGACAAGAACTACTTATTATAAGAAGTCAACAGACTCGACCTGGACGAATGCAAGTGCATCCTTTTCGTCCGGTACGGCATTCACTTTTGGTGGTGGTAATTTATCTGCAGACTATTCTTATGATATCAGATACACCATTGCAGATGCCTTTGCTACGGTCAATGTCTATGATGTTGTAACAACTGCAGCGGTAGTCATGGATTTTAAGGCAGGAGGAAAGGGTGTTGCTGTCGGTAAGGTATCTGAGTTTGACAATACCTTTGAGGTATCAGAAAAGTGGGATGTAAAGGTCTATGGTAAGTTGCTGAAATCATTCTTGGTGGATAGCATTTATCCCGTGGGAAGTATTTATATGAGTGTAAATAGTACGAGTCCTGCTACTTTGTTTGGTGGTACTTGGTCACAGCTTAAAGATAGATTTTTACTTGGAGCAGGTGACACTTATTCCAACGGTGCCACAGGTGGTGTTGCTACGGTTACACTTACCACTTCACAGATTCCATCACATACCCATACATTTACGGGTAGTAGTGCAACCACATCAAGTGACTCACATACCCATACTGTACCGAATACAAAAGGTGATAACAGTGGTAGTGGTAACAAGTGTGAAAGCTGGGCAAGTGCATCAGCATCAGGAAGAACGGTTACGACATCAAGTGACGCACATACTCATACATTGACAGCTAAAGGTACAAACTCAAGTACCGGAGGTGGAGGTTCACATACCAATATGCCACCTTACCTGGTTGTTTATATGTGGAAGAGAACAGCATAAATATTTTGATTACGACAACTGCAAAGGTAGTTGTTTTTTTATTACTCATTTTTAAGAAACGGAGGAAAAAATGATGAAGGAATTTTGGAACACAATTCAGATTATCTTTACGGGAGTCGGAGGTTGGCTTGGATATTTCCTGGGTGGCTGTGACGGACTTCTGTATGCACTGGTAGTTTTCGTTGTTGTGGATTACATCACAGGTGTGATGTGTGCCATCAATAACAAGACTTTATCTAGTGCGGTGGGATTCAAGGGAATCTGCAGGAAGGTGCTTATTTTCCTGTTAGTAGGAATTGCAAACGTACTGGATGTTCAAGTGATCGGCACAGGTAGTGTCCTTAGAACTGCAGTAATTTTCTTCTACATTTCTAATGAAGGTATCAGCCTTTTAGAAAATGCAGGACACCTCGGACTTCCTATCCCAGAAAAAATCAAGGTCGCGTTAGAACAGCTTCACGACAGAGCAGAAAAAGAAACGGAGGTAAAATAATATGGCTTATACAAACAGTTCATTAGTATCGTACACAAAATTAAGTCCGAACCACTCGGGCAAAAGAACTCATTCAATTGACAGAATCACGCCTCACTGTGTAGTGGGGCAGCTTTCTGCAGAAAGCATCTGCGGATGTTTTACAAGCACATCAAGACAGGCAAGCTGTAACTATGGTATTGGTACAGACGGCAGAGTATCCCTTTGCGTAGAAGAAAAGAACCGTTCATGGTGTTCTTCAAGTAATGCTAATGACCAGAGAGCAGTAACTATCGAATGTGCAAGTGATATGAAGGCACCATATGCTATGAACAGCAAGGTGTATGAATCGCTTATCAAATTATGTACAGATATCTGCAAGAGAAATGGTAAGAAGAAACTGTTATGGCTTGGTAGCAAGAGTAAGGCTCTTAATTACTCACCAAAGTCTGATGAAATGGTGATTACCGTTCACAGATGGTTTGCTAACAAGTCCTGCCCAGGTGATTGGTTATATTCAAGACTTGATGATCTGGCAGAAAAGGTTACTAAAAATCTGTCTGGTACAACAACATCTACAACCACAACTACTACAAAGAACGATACGCTTTACCGTGTACAGGTCGGTGCGTATTCTGTAAAAAATAATGCTGATGTTCAGCTTAAGAAAGTAAAGGCTGCAGGCTTTGATACTTACATGGTCAAAGTAGGTGGCCTTTATAAAATTCAAGTTGGTGCATACAGTAAAAAGGAAAATGCCGAAGCTATGCAGAAGAAACTGAAAGCAAAAGGCTTTGATGCTTTCATTACTACACAGAGTGGTAGTGCCGTGACAACTACATCAAAGAAGTCCATTGATACCATTGCCCGTGAAGTTATTC